TTCTGAGATCAAAGCAATAAGTGATTCCAGTTACAGGCAATGTCAGAATATAGAAGGCATTGTTAGTAGAATAACCAGCTCTTATGTCTGCCAGGGTTTCAGCATTAACAGCAGCTACCAGATCATCACGGACATTAGCACTAATATCCCGCAAAGGAGCAGATCTTTCCTGAACCACTCGCTTCATTGAAATAACACCAGTATCGCTCAAGAAGATAATATCATCTCCAGTAACCTTAATCGTATCCCGAGCACAGCAACCAATACCGCTAACAGTATCAGCCAAAGACATATTCGTAGGGTCATTAGCGCCCTGATAGATCAGAATCTGTCTACGACCAAAGATATACAAATAATTATTATGAGCAGCCAAGCCTTGAATCTCATCAGCACCGGCAGGCCATACCTGAGCCACATTCAGCGACCCAGAAGAACCAGTATTGAGCACGAAACCCGACAAAAGATCAGAGAACTGAATGGTGTTCTTATCTGTGCTCGTAGAAGCACTCCAGGTGCGTCCATAGGCGCTTACAACGCAGTTTGCATTCTGTACCGTACCCAGGTATCCAGTCTTCTCAGAAACACGCCTAAACGTGGTTGCAGACACCGCAGGATCGAAGATTAAAGGATCATGCCCTTCTTGATACAGATAAAGGATTCCGTTCAACGGAGCCATCTGCCAACGGTCGTTGCTAATCGTTGGAGCTACTCCGCCCCCACCATAGGTTAGCACAGACAGGGTTGAACCACTGAGTTTAAATAACTTATTGTTACCAGCAGCAACGATATACGAGGTTCCATCTGCGGCAATCAATTCACCAATTGCTTTAACGTTAGCGGTGCTTAAGTCAGCATTAGAGGAATGCTTAGGAAGCCATCCCTTACGTGCTCCAATACGTCCAAATTTATCAATCACACAGTTAGAAGCAATGGTGGCGTAACCAGACTCCAATGCCACAGAGGAATCCTGGGTATTTACTCCCATGAATCCAGGGGCAGCAATACTGGAGGTAAGTAGTTGTTCAGACATTACGGATTCACCCAGACCACTTCTTCAAGGTAACGGTTACGCTCAATAGCCACAGCATCGGCCAAGGACAGACGATACAGTTGGTAAGCCTCAGAAGACAGAATACCTGAGTCCTCACCACGCTCGGCAATAGCCTTCGCATAAGCCAACATATTCACCAAGTGAGGAGGAACCAAGATACGATCAGTATCACCAGACAAGTCCACTTGAGGAACAATCAGGTTAAACCGTAAGGTGTATGCTCCGTCAGGGATGGGATAGACATCAACCTGAGTGTCTCCATTAACGTCAACACCGTTGAAGTTATAATAAGCAGGAGCACCTTTACCGCTTTGAACCAATAAGAACTGTTTATCCATCCACACGGTAGCAGCATAATTCATCTGCGTATCGTTGGTATCATTAAGAACGTCAATGACACGAAAGCGTGTACCTGAACCAGTCAGAATATAGTTAAATAGACTGTCAGTGGTGTTAGCCGTAAGCGTAGTGGTCAACGAGTTCCAATCATAAGCATCTTCAACCTCTCTCTTGGCATCATTGATATAGACACCAATCAGTTTGGAATAAGAGTTATCCTGCACAGAAGACACCGTAGGTTCACGGAGTCTGGTCAGTACATTATTGACCATATCAAGGTAGGTGGACATTTAGATTCCTTCTTTCTTAATCTGCTCAAATGTGCAGATGGTGGTAAACGTGCTACCGGCTTCAGAGGTAACCGTTATATAATCCCCTTCTTCCATCACCATGTAAGCCCCACCATCAATCTTTAGAAAGTCTTTAGAGCTAACAGCGTATTCATACAGAATGTTTATATCAGCACTTGCGCTAACATCTCGCCAAGTAACTGTTATGTGTTTGGTGGAGCCAGTACCGTTCAAAGCATACAAAAGATTCCACTTGGCATAATACCCAACAGGAACTTTGTAGACAACAGTAGGGGTTGCAGCAGTGATATTACTACCTGCTGTGACTTCTCTCATTTCTTCTTGTTCTTCTTGTTAGTGGCAGTACGCTGACCACGAATGGGCATATTAGCCTCGCTCATGGCAATAGCGATAGCCTGTTTACGGTTCTTCACCACAGGACCGCCTTTACCGCTATGCAGAGTACCTTCCTTGTACTCACGCATAACCTTACCGATCTTCTTTTCGCTTTTAGTAGCCATCATTATTCCTTATGAGGATATCTTGTGAGAAACCGCTGCATAGATAGCCCCAAAGAAGGCCCCAACGATCAGGATAGGTTTAACAGCCTTAGCCAGCCACTCTAGCACCGTAAAAGCCCCAGAAGCAGCTCTGAAAGCACTTACCATATCCTTGGTGTTGTTGTCGATCTTATCAACCTTCTGTTCAACCTGAACAAGCCTATCGTAGATCTCTTTGTGGCTAACTTCGTCCATTTATTCCTCTTTTGGCTCTTCTTTAGGTATTTGAGCTTCTGCTTGTTCTTTGATCTTCATCGCCAGAGGATAAGCACCTGAACTGGTTGGAAGATCTCCGAGAACCTTCAAAATACCTTGAACTTCATTAATATCCAGACTGAGGGTAATATTCATAGTAAACTCCTGGTTAAACCTAGAGCATACCACAAATTACCAAGGAAGTCCAGTAGCTGCGGTGGGATTCTTCTGAGCATTAATCTGAGCAGCCAAGGCAGCTTCAGTGGCTGCTTTGTCCACGCCAGATGCCCACACCCATGCTAGAACAGCATTCTGTGTTAGAGAGTTATATGGAACCGTAGGAGTCCCTTCTGTCCAACCAACGGTGGAATAGATAGAGGCAGAGAAGTCTCCATCTACTGCGGAAGCAGTCCAGTGAGCAGTGGTGACGAAACCGTCAGAAGTACGGCGGTCGAGATTAGTGATTGTCCAGGTTACGGTCATGGTTTTTCCTTTTAGGGATGGGTTGCTTTGTAAGCGTCGAATTCTGCTTTGAGTTCTTGGATGGCTGCGGTCAGGGTAGCAACCAAGAAGCTAGTATCAACACCTTGATATTCTGGATTACCGTTTTCATCAACAGCATCTTTGTGTCCGGTTACACATTCTCCTGCACCATCTTCTTGTAACCAATGTGCAATAAAGCCTTTTCCTTGATTGCCATTTAATTTCCATGTCCATGTAACAGGCCGTTGTTGCATAACCAGCGCAAGTGCCCCAGTCATCGGCGTGATATTTTCTTTTAATCGATAGTCAGAAGATGTGTTATAGGCAGTATTGGTTCCATCTCCGATAATTGAACCTGTTTGCGTGGGCGTTGAACCCATTGCAAACTTAAAATATCGCCCAACACCAGCGCCTGTTCCTGTCGTGTAATTAAACACTTCTGCCGTATAAGCAGAAGCGTTGGAATTATTTGTTAAAGTTGCAGCAGTACTTGAGCCTCCGGATACGCTTAGCTTTCCGTTTCCACCGGTTTGTTGTGCAGTAGTTCCCACCAGCAAGTTACCGCTGGAGTCAACAGTGAGGCGGGTCGCGCCAACACCGTTGTCAAACAATGAGACAGCGTTAGTTCCCGCCACCGATTGCCACTGCATATCGGTTGTGGTGTTCCTCAGACGAAGTGCAGAGGTTCCCGACGATGCGCGGGCCGTGATGATGCTGTAAACCTCCAGCTTGTCCACCGGAGAACTCGTCCCAATACCTACGTTACCGCTGGTGTCCAGGCGCATACGTTCTGTGCTTCCTGTACCAAACCGTAAAATATTAGCACCAGCATTGCTGCCGGCTACGGTGCTAATAAAAGCTCCGTTGGTGTAATGACTGACAGTTAGGTAACCATAGGTGGCTGTTGCATTGGTGGATTCATTGACATTTACACCGCCTGAACCGTTTGTTGAAACAGTTATGCGCCCAGATGGAGAAGTTGTCCCAACCCCTAGGTTACCGGAGGCATCAAGCAAGAACTGGTTTGTGCCGCTTGCCCCGGTCTGAATGGCAAAAGAGGAGCCGCCAAACAGTGTCGCCAGCGTGGTTGTGTTTGTGGCTGCACTGATCGTATACCCATAAGAACCCGTTGCATCATTGTGACGGAACGTGTTGCCTGCAATGTGCAGCTTTTGCGAAGGAGAACTTGTCCCAATACCCAGCCCTGTGCTGGTTAGGCGCATTTGTTCGCCGCCAGTTTGCAGATACCAAATCCACGGCGCAGTGCCGTAGTTGTAACTGGTAAATCCTGATCCAGAACCCAAAGATGATGCTGTATCGCCAATCAACCAAGCGTTTGATCCGTTGCGCTTGCCAAGGATATAAGACCCGTTTGCAGAATTGTCTGTGGCGTTTAGCGTCAGAGATGTTGCAGCATTAGACGATCCAGCACTTCCAAGTGAAACATTATTCGTCCCATCAAACGTCAGCGCAGAACCAGTGGTGACTACCTTGGAGCCGTTGAGGTACGCTACTCCGTTGGCTGTGCCGCCTGACAAAGTAGTCGTGCTTGATGCACTCAAGGTCGTGAAAGAACCCGCAGCAGCAGCAGTGCCTCCAATGGCTGGCGGTGATGCCAGGTAAGTTGAAAAGCCTGTTCCAGACACTGTGGAGGAAGCCGACAGCGTGGTGAAAGCACCTGTAGAGGCCGTGGTAGCCCCCACAGTGGTTCCATTGATAGAACCGCCAGTGATAGCCACTGCGTTAGCTTCTTGGTTACCCAAGCCACCAACTAACTTGACAACAGTGCCTCCGCTGTCTTTGGTGTATAGTTTCTTGTCAGTTACGTTAACCGCAAGTTCACCTTGAGTCAAGTCTCCAGTGACAGGAACCGCAGAAGCAGTGCTGGAGTTTTTAGTTACGATAGTAGAAGCCATAGTTTTCCTTTAATAAGTTCCACCGTTAATTGTTCCTGAAATCTTAGAACCATCTAGAGAAGTTAACCAAGACGGGTTAGCATAAGATCCAGTTGAATAAAGTCCGTTAGTGACCGTTGCAGCATTACCAGTAATCGATATACCCCACGTACCGCTAGTGCCTGTACCCGTCAAAGGAGCATAGGTGCTTGCAGCCGTAGCAGAGGTCAAATAACCAGCACTTGCATGATTACCCCAGCCGTAGGCAGTATCCCAGTTAGTCTGAGAAGCTGTGGTAGGAATAGAATAACCAGCGGTATACGACAGTGCCAACGTACCAGAAGACGTTATAGGACTTCCAGATACAGTCAAACCAGTGGGGACAGACAAGGCTACCGAAGTTACCGTTCCAGATAACGGTGTAGACCATGAAGGCGCAGAACCAGAACCGTTTGAGGTCAGCACCTGCCCAGAAGTTCCTTTACTGGTTCCTCCAACCGCCAAAGCACCATACAAACGAGTGGTAGTAATGGTGTTAGAACCAATAATTGCTTCGTTGGATACATTACTGGCTGCGTCAGCATTAGCACCAATAATAATGTTACCAGAGCCGCTGGTAATACTTAAGCCAGCTTTATAGCCCAGAATGGTGTTCTTATTACCGTTAGGAGCATTATTACCGGCTTGATAACCCAGAAGTGCATTACCGCCCTTAACACCAATCAACTGAACATAATCAGCATAGAAGGTAACCCAAGTCCATCCATAATTACCTAAAGGAGCAAGAGTAGGGGCAATAATAACATCTGAACCAACTATAGCAAAGAAATCCACATACCCAAAATCATGCAGAGTTGTACCATCAAATATCTTGATTTGTTGAACACCTCCAGCAATAATATTCCCAGCTACAGCAGCAGCATAAACAGGAGAGGTGCTAGGAAAAGATATTCTTTTATCATCAAAGCCTGCATTATAGCGATACTGATAGTTGGCAGCATGGTTAAGTGTGCCGCTCCAAATACCATCTGTCGTGTTAGTTTCACCATATACAAGACCAGAATCAGTAACAGTGGCTTCGTTAGGATTTGGAACAGCGGCCCAAGAAGTAGCCGTACCGTTAGTGGTTAAAAACTTTCCTGAATTACCAGACTGACTTGGAAAAGCATCAACAGTATCCCAATAATTAGAGGTTCCATTGGTGCGTAGATACTTACCAGTCTGCCCTGTAACAGAAGGAACATAACCAGCAGCAGTGGCAGCACTAGAGGCTGCATTAGACTCAGAGATAGCAGCATTACCGGCACTAGTGGACGCAGCAGAGGCACTAGAGGAGGCGCTAGAGGCACTAGAAGCAGCATTGGAGGCACTCGTAGACGCATTAGATGCACTGGTGGACGCTGACGATGCACTAGAGCTAGCACTAGAGGCACTAGCAGACGCTTCTGAAGCCTTTGTAGTGGCTGTGCTGGCACTAGAGCTGGCACTAGAGGCACTAGACGATGCGCTAGAGGCACTAGAGGCAGCGTTAGTCTCACTGGACAAGGCCGCAGCAGCCGAGGCAGCAGCAGCAGCCGCAGAAGCACTTACTCCAGAAGCACTTGAAGCAGCAGAAGCAGCACTGGTGGCAGCGTTAGTGGCTGAGGTGGACGCAGAAGCAGCATAAGCAGCCGCTTCGTCAGTCTTCTGAATAATCAGTTCTGCTGCGTTTGCTGCGTCATCAGTAGCATCTCCTGAGCCTCCAGGACCACGGTAAATCGCCATTTAGACTCCAAACAATTTGTTAGAGATTGTCGTATCCGGTACGTACTTAGTCTGATACCAGGACTCCAACGGACCAGCAACATTAGCTGGAGTTGTTGGGAACAATCTGTTGTAATTCTGTTGCACTTGCTGGAAATAAGAAGCATCGTATGGATTCATACCGCTATACGTGCCTGTAAATGGCGTAGGAGCCTGAATGGACGGCATAGCCATACCTCCCCCTGTACCGCCTCCCATAAGCCCTTGAGCAGCCGCTGTTAAAGCTCCAGCACCACCAAACAATCCCGCCCCTAGTTTAAAAAGCTGATAAGCCTGCTGAGGAGTCAAGTTCTTAGTTGCTTCTTGTGCTGTACCAGGTACAGTTACTGTAGTTCCAGTAGGGTTATCTGCTCCAGCAACGCCAGCGCCTTCAGTAGCAGCAGTCTCTTCCATTCCGCTCAGATAGTTAGCGCCACCTGTGTACGTATCCGTAGGATTATCTGCGCCTGCTACACCAGCTCCTTCAATGGCTGTAGTTTCTTCCATACCAGCAAGGAAAGGATTCTCTGGAGGAATAACAGGCTCAATATCTTGGGTAGTATCAGCCAAAGGTCCAGCATCAGCAGAGAAATAATCAGGCTGAACAACTGAAGACTCTATTGCAGGCAAAGACGTGGCTACAATCTCAGGGGTTGGTATAGCAGCCCCAACTGTTACACCTTCAGGAACAACAGGTTCAAAAGCAGCAGCTATGTCTTCAATCGGAAGATTTCCACCGTATACGTCCTGAAGACCCGAGGTAGCAGCATTAAGATCCACTTCAGGAGCTGCTGCTTTTCCTAAAGCACTTAAACCTTGACTAATAGCCGCTGATTTAAGAATATCTTCAATGTCTCCGCCTTTAGAAATAGTGTTAACTGCTGATAACGCAGTGCCTACTCCCGGTAAAGCTAAATTAGCAGCAGGAAGCCATACAGGAGCGGTTTCCTGTGCCATCTTGACAATATCATTTAAAATATTACCAAAAGCGCTACTACCAAAGAATCCACTACTATTGCTGCCTGTTTGGTAAATCTTAGGACTATATCCTGTTATCTTACCAGAAGCATCAGCCTCAAAAATAGCCTCATCAAATACGTTATTGTCAGCCCGTGAACGGATTCTATATTTACCTGTTGGTATATGTTCGGTAATAGGGATTTGTGTGCCTATTTCGTCTTGCCAATAGCCTGTTGTTTTTGCTTGAGTAATTGGAACAATATTCCAGTCAGTTCCAAAAGGATATAACTTACCATTCATAAACAACATTTGACTTCCGCCGTTATGTTGTCCTGTTTCCCAATCCATATAATACGGTTCAACTTGCTGATCTGTATAACCAGTAGCGGTATAGCCATTTTTTCCATAAGTATATGGATAGGCAGTAACAAGTTTAGCGTTACCTGCTTTAAGACCATCAAGAATAGCTTGAATACCGGGAGAAGACGGCGCACCAATTCCATCGGTGTTACCAAGTTCATATACGTTGCCTGGAACAACGTTACCTCTCCAGTCTGTTGCAACTGCCATTTTTACTCTTCTTTAGTTTTGGGTTTCTTCTTTGGCTCTTCCACTACTTCAATAACTTCTACCCACTCAGGGTTATCACGGAAACTCTTGATGTCCCCGTCTTGCGTCACCACAGCGTAGCGATTGGGATCATCATTATCAATCATCTTAAATGTAGCCATTGTGTTTCCTTTCTGAAAAGCCCCGTAGGGCTCTTTAAAAAGGACTCCATCCTTTTGAGATGGAGCCTTAGGGGTGCAAGCTTAAGTCGTTGTTATAATTAAGCCAGAACGATCAGCGGAACACAGTTCTTGTCACGCAGCTCAGACACTCCATACAGCGTATCAGCGGTGAACAAAGTACCCAGGAATTCCTGCTTGTACTGCGTCTGCGAACGGATGCCCAGTTGCTCAACCAGAACAGCGAAGTCACGCTGGAACAGCAAAGCCACTTTGTCGGGAGTCGTAGCAGCGGTGGTATCGCAGTTCGTAGAAACGAACACTTTCACACCGTAGATGTCACCAAACTCACCGTTCATCAAAGTAGAACCCGTGCCTTTGAAGGCTTGCTCGGTGAAGC